TTGCCCATGAACTTTCAATCAGTGTCAACTGTTCTTCTGTGAGGTCGGTGCCAAAGATAGCCACACTGTTTTTAATACCTGCTTCCTCTAGCCTCCAAACATCCCCTGGTCCTTCCACCAATATAATGGTGCTCGTCTCCATGATGTGTTCACGAGCAAACCATAGGTTGTAGAGGTAGTGTGCCGCCTCAAACCCTGGTGAGTTCTTCCATTTACAGGCATTGATTTGGTCAACGATGCGAGTGGGACATGGCTCATCGGGGCTGTGGTAATGCTGACACTTGCTGCACTGGTCCCAATGGGTTCGTGCTGTCATACCAACAATCACACGGTGGTCAATGTCGTAGACTGGAACCACTGTGCGGTTGCTGCGGTCGGAATCTCCAATGTCGTACCGGCTCAGTGTAGTAGACTTGTAGTCACGTCCAAGGTAGTAGGGTGACGGTATCTTAAACAACGAGCGGTACTTCTCAGGAGCCCAAGTCTTAGCAACCGTGGTGTTGGGCATGATGTTGAAACGTCGTGTCATGTTGTTGAAACGCTGGCGTTCCAATGTTGCTGCGTCGGGCACCTTTACTTCATCAGTGTTCTTGTACCCAAGAAACCTCACCATCCAATCAACGGCATCTGTCCACTTGAGTTCTCGCTTTGTGCGAGTTTGCAACACGCCATGTACGAAACCAACCAGCGTGCGCTTCCATTTCTTGTGGCAGTTGCGGGTACGACAGAACCAGATGCCTCGAACCTCATCGCCTTCCGGGTAGAGATTCCAGGCGGCTGGATTGTCACCACCATGAATCGGACAGGGACCAAAGAGACGGCGATTGCTGCGAGTGAAGTCAACCTCTAGTTGTACTAGCATGTCCTCGATAACCTCACAGCACTCGTCAGTCACTTGATTGACTATCGCTGGGGTGTACTGATTCTTCCGTTTCGCCATCTTGTTCACCATCAAATGGTACTTCTTCCGCATCCACTGGTGCGTTGTCCTTGTCCTGTTGTTTCAGGTTCAGCTTAGTCTCACCTTCACGGATACGACCAAACCTACCCTGAAAGTTGACGTTGATGTAGTCGCCAGGGTCGAGGCCCTCCCCATGCCTCGCACTGATGGGCACCAACTTGCGGTTGCCATGTTGTGGACCTGTGTCAGCAATCTCTTCGGGAGACTTGAGTTTGTACACTGTGAAGTTTGTCACCAACCACAGGATGCGGTCGCTACCTGCGATAATGTCGGTGCTCTCACGGTCGATACCGTCTCGGTTCAACTGGATGAAGCTGAGAATAGGCACGTCGTGACGAACTGTGAAGTTGTGCATGGCCGTCATCATAAAGCCCAGCACTTGGTATTCCTTCATGCTGTCATTCAGCCCGTCTCCACTCATCATTTTGAGGTAGTCGTAGACAATGAGGCAATCCTTACGGGTGCCGTCGTCATTGAATCCCACCACCTTGGTCACCCAGCGCCGCATGATACTGATGATTTCTTCAAACGGCTTGCCTGACACGTTGAGGTAGTGGAACGGCATGGGCTTCTGCCCATCGTGGCCAGCAATCTTGCGAGCGGCCTCACGAACCTTTCCCTGCTTAAACGTGTTCTTGGAGTATTGACCAGTTTCCAGTTCGTTGATGGTGACCTGAGCCCCAAAGTCTAAGCAGAGATTGGGCAACATGCGAGACCAGTGGTCTTCCTTCACCATTTCAGTATCCAGGTACAGCACAGGCATGTCGATGTTTGATGCAACGTGCATACCAATGTTTGCTGCCAGCATGGACTTACCAGTTTTGGGACGGGCACCAATCAATGATACAGTCTTGCGGCGGAAGCCACCACCGATAGCTTGGTCGTAGTACGGCATACCGCTACTGATACCGACTATATCGACCGGGTTGGCTTCAAGGGCGTCGAGATACTCCATCAAGCCTTCGCCAATGAGCGTGGGTGTGGAGGTCTCGTCGTTATGGAGCAAGCTGCTGAAATCAAAGACGACGTTCTCAGCAATGCCAAGAATCGCCTCGATTGATTCGGTGCCCTTAATGTCTTCAAGGGTCATAGCTGCTTCACGTAGTTGGTCACGCAGCAGGCGTCCAACTTGCAGCTTACGAATCTGGGCTCCCCATGTGCGAACGTTTTCCAACAACACACGACCGTTCATCAGACTACGCAAGTGCTTGAGGTCAGCGGCCTTTTCAAAGAACTGCTGATACCCCAACTCATTTGCGACAGCCATAACGGATGACTGGTCGAACTGTCTGATTCCTTTGCCTTCATACAAGTGATGAACGCATTTGTACATGGCCTGATTCAGCGGGTCTGTAAACGAGCCTGAATCAACGAAGTCGGCCACGTCCAAAAAAGCGTCCTCACCATACTGAAAGAGACCAACCAGGACGGCCCGCTCGGCGGCGCGGTCAGCCATCTTTTCGTCGTATGGAAAGCTGCTCGTGGGTTCGATTGACACTTATTGTCTCCTGCGTCGGGCTCCACCATTCAACTGTTCCTCACGCTTGCGGCGCATGACCTTAGCACGACCGCTGGGAGAGTTACACGAGTTACACTTGTAGGTATTGTCGTCGGGCTTCTTGCTGTAGCCAACCGCTAAGCGTGCGGCTACTTCTTCCTTCTTGTCGCACAACGAACACTGAACCTTCACCTTCTTGCCAGTGTCTTTGTTGGCATCACGGTTACCCCTTGGACGAATCTTCTGGACACCCAGCTTGGGGTCATCGTTGACGGTCACCTTCTCATCTGCGAAGGCTTTGCCGTTGTCGCGGAACCGGTTGGTGCGTTGTCTTGGAATACGCATGGGTTCACGGCGGCATCGACGTTCACCATCCTCGTTTTCTTCGGCGGCATCCCCGTGTTCAATGTAGAACTCGCTGGCGGGGTCGTCAGCGTCGGGGGTGTTGTCGGGTTCGGGTGGTACGAACACCTGGGGGGTGTCGTCGGGTTCGGGCTCGGCCTCTTCCTCGTCCGCAATCAGGTCGTCTTCGCTCCAATAGCCGTCGTCGTCATCTTCGATGGTAGGTTCGGGGCCATCCATCGGAGCACTAAGAGGGTCATCCATCGGCTGTTCCAACAGTGTGCTCAGCGACGGCTCTTGGGCGGTAGGCGGTACAGGTGCGGCTTCGCCGGTCAATGCCGTGAATACACGACAAATTTGGTTCCAGTCGCCGCTGGAAATGGCGTCACGGAAGGTGTCTTTTACCGTACTCATGTTCGTTGACTCCTTTTGGTCTGCTGTAAGTCAGCGAACGACGCAGCAGTTGCTCGCAGTTGTGTTGGCATGTAAGCAAGTGACTTGATACGGAGTTGAGCCCGCGAGATTACTTTCTGTAGCTTCATAGCCACGTCATTCTGTTTGATGGCGAGTATGCGTCGATACTCGTATGGTGTGTACTTGGTCCCTACGTTAGCAACATCTTGTGCTATAATCCAGTTGATGTACTCGGTACACCAATCAATGTCGGCCTGCATCCTGTTGGTTTCAAGTTGAATGTAGGTTGCGGCTTGGTTGAGAACGATTGCTGCCTCACCACACTCTTCGGCGCTCAGCTTTCGCTGTTCACTGATTGTCATGGTGAGAAACTGATTCACTTCGTTGGTGGGTTGAATAACGCCCAACCCTACCTTAGCAGGGTAGTTCTGCAACAGCTTCTCAACTTCCTCACGCAACTCATCAATCTTCGGCTTCTTCGATTCTTGCTCGCCACTCATCATCATCCTCCGAGAAAGGTAGAATCGCCACGCGGAAGTTGTTTAGGTGGCACCAGTCAATCTTGCGTTGGTCACGTTTCTTCGCCTGGGCAAAGCCAAAGCGGTCGCCGTGGAAGTGAGGGGTGTACTTGTAGTGCTGCTCCCCATGACATTCTATCACGACTTTGCGAAGTGGCAAGTAAAAATCGCACGTGAGGTTTTCGCCGGGAACCGGAACTTCCTCAAGTATGGGCTGGGTTGGATACATGTGGCGTAGCAATTCGCGGCACCGTAAGTGCAACTCGGAACGCGGACGCCTGTCGTTGAACCCAACCTCATGTCCCTTGGGGGGCCACGGATGCCGTTTGCCGCTTAGGTCTACTGCACTCATTCATCCACCCCCATCATTTCATGGAAGGCTTT